TATGAAAACCAGTCGAGATTTTTGGATAAAATAATCCATAGGAGGGATGGATATGCCGAATGGTCCACACAAGCATCCGCACTACGCAATACGGATCCCTGAACTGACAATGGACAAACTTAAATATATTGCTGGACACAATGGCCGTTCAGCTAACAAAGAGATCGAGCAATTGATCCTTGCGCATATCGCCGCCTATGAGGATAAGCATGGTGAAATCGTGCTGACAGCGGAGGATTATGAGTTTATCAGGAAGCGGAATCAAAAGGGATAACCATATTGAAAAATCAAAGTTTTGATGGAAAGTGCCATTCAGAGGGTCCTTATAGCAAAACCAAGTCCAAGCAAATACACGAACTACAAGGGAGTGCATAAGGTACCTATGTGCGGTGGCACTTGTTCTTCAAAATAATTTAAGCTCTTGCTGTGAGGAAAGCAAAAGTAAAGTGAAAGTACAGTAAAGGTAAAGTAAAAAACTCATGGTCATGGGGGTTGAAAGTAAAGAATCGGCCTGTTATAATCTTATCATCGAAGAAGTGCGGGCCACCCGAAAGGGCGGTCCGTTCTTATGTGGCGGCGGCTGTCATAGGACAGGCCGCCTTTTTCATACCCTTGTCCCACAAGGAGGAATGCCGTGTATGGATATGGATATGGATATGGAACGAATGCGGAGCATGGATGTGAGGGATGTGGATCCGGAAACACTCCCGGACATTTCTGACATCCGTATTAACACCTCGCTGCCCCCGGTGGAGCGGATGGCCAGCGTGCTCCAGCAGATGAACGGGAACCCCTATTTCTTCCGCTACGGCCGCCTGGTGGTCAAGACCTCCTTCAAGGGGGAGGCCCGGCTGCAAACGCTCTTGGAGGACTGCCTGGAAAAGCTGTAGCCGAAAACAAAAAACTGACATAGCCGTGCCGAGCCAAAATTGGGGCTGGACAATCCGCCGCGAGCCTGTTATACTAACGGTGGATCAAACCAGAACAGCTCTGTGGAAGCACTTTCTGACCGGAGCGGCTTTTTGCCGTAATTAAGGTTAGGAGGCTTGTTTTCATGGAGTTTTTTTCATCCCCAAAACCGGGTATCTACCGCTGCTATGGCTACGGCCGGTTGTCCAGGAGCGACAAGGAAAAGGCGCGGCGGGAAAACGATGAGAGCAACAGCATCAAAAACCAGCGGGATCTCATCCATGATTTCATCGCGCAGCGCCCCGATCTGGAGCTGCGCATGGAGGGCTACGATGACAATTATACCGGGACCAACTTTGACCGTCCCCATTTCCAGGAGATGATGCGGGCCATTGAAACCGGGCAGATCGACTGCATCGTGGTCAAGGACCTGTCCCGGTTTGGGCGTGAGCACATCGACATGGGCCGGTATCTGTTCCAGCAGTTCCCCAATCAGCACATCCGGTTCATCGCCATCACGGACAACTATGACAGCATCTCGGAGGACGGCTCCACCCATCTGCTGGTGTCGGTCAAAAATTTGTTTAATGACAACTACTGCCGGGACACCTCCATCAAGATCCGCAGCCACCTGGATGTGCGCCGCCGGAATGGGAAGTTCATCGGCTCCTTCGCCGCCTACGGCTACCGCAAGGACCCGGAGGACAAAAACCACCTCATCATCGACGATGAGGCCGCCTCCGTGGTCAGGGATATCTTTGCCTGGAAGATCAGCGGCATGAGCAACCAGGCCATCGCTGGCCAGCTCAACCGCCTGGGCATCCTCTCTCCCATGGAATACAAGCAGGCAAAGGGCGTCAATTATGGCAGCGGCTATAAAGTCCACTCAAAGGCGTCCTGGTCCTCCGTCACCGTCCGGCGCATCCTGACCAGCGTGGTCTATCTGGGCATCATGGAGCAGGGCAAACGGACCACCCCGAATTACAAGGTCAAGCAGGAGGTCCAGCGCCCGCCGGAGGAATGGATCAGGGTGGAGGGCACCCACGACCCCATCATCAGCCGGGAGGACTTTGATCTGGTTGCCCGCCTGCTGATGCTTGATACCCGGATGGCTCCGGGCGGCAAGACCGTCTATCCCCTGGCGGGGCTCCTGTACTGCGGCGACTGTCACAGCAGTATGGCTCGGAAACCTCTGACCGTGGACGGCCAGACCTATGAATACTACATCTGCGGCGGGCACAAGAGCGACGCCGGCAAATGCTCCACCCATACCATCCGCGCCGGCGATTTGGAGCGGGCCGTCCTGCAGGCCATGAATTTTCACATTCAATCTGTGGCGGAGCTGCGTCAGGCGCTGGAGGCAGTGAGCCGCCGGCCCTCGCAAAAGCTGGAGGTTTCCAAGCTGAACCGGCGTATGGACGCTTTGCAGGAGGAACTGGCTAAGACTAGGGAGACAAAAGATATGCTGTATCGCCGCTATGCCATGGGCGAGATCGACCTGGAGGATTTTAAGCAGTTCAAACGGATCTTTGAGCAGGACTGTGAAAAGGCGGAGCGGGCCATCGCCGCCCAGCGGGCCCAGCTGGACGCCATCCTGAAAAGCGGATCTCCCGCCAGCCCGTGGATCTCCTACTTTGAGCGGTTTGGCCGGGTGGAGGAACTGACCCGCCCCATCGCGGTCAGGATGATCGACCAGATCAACATTTTCGAGGGCGGAAAGCTGGAGATCACCTACCGCTACCAGGAAGAATATGATATGGCCCGGCAGTTCCTTTTCATCCACCAGGAGGGCGGCGGGTGGAAGGAGGCGGGCTAAGATGGCGAGAAAGAGCAGAAAGGCGGTCATCCAGGCCGCGCTCAGCGGCCAGCCCCTGCCCGTAGAGGAAACCACTGAGCTGAAGCAGGCCGTATGGGACACAGCGGGCTACGTCCGCCTGTCCGTCATGGAGACCCGGGACAGAAAGGACAGTATGGCTCTCTCCAACCAGAAGGAGCTCCTGTGCCAGTACATCGCCGGAAAGCCGGACCTCAAGCTCCGTGGGTTGTACGCCGACAACGGGGAAACGGGGACAAATTTTCCCCGTTCCGAGTTTCAGCGCCTCATGGCCGATATCCAGGCGGGAAAAATCAACTGTGTTGTGGTAAAGGATCTGTCCCGGTTCGGCCGGAACGCCGTGGAAGCCGGGGACTATCTGGAGCGTGTTTTCCCTTTCCTGGGCGTCCGGTTCATCTCCGTCTCGGATGGTTATGACAGCACCGCCCCCAATGCCGGGGACGCGCTGAGGAACCTTCTCAACGAGGCGTATTCCATGGACATCTCCCGGAAATCCGGGAGCGTCCTGCGGGAAAAGCAGAAGCGGGGGGAGTTCATCGGGGCCTACGCCTTATATGGCTACCTCCGGGACCCCAGCGATGTCCACAGGATCATCATAGACCCGGAAACCGCCCCGGTGGTCCGCGAAATCTTCCACCGGGCGGCAGGGGGCGAGGCGGTGCGCTCCATCCTGCGCTGGCTCAACACCACCGGCATCCTGTCCCCCTGCACCTACCGCTACCAAAAAGGCATCTGCAAGGATAAGCGCTTCGCGGACGGCAAGCCCAAGCCCTGGACACAGGAGACATTGAAGGAAATGCTGAAAAACCCTGTTTACCTGGGGCATATGGTGCAGGGGCGGCGGCGCTCCGAGCTTTACGCCGGGCGCCCGGATCGCAGCCTTCCCCCCTCTGAATGGACCGTTGTAGAGAACACGCACGAGCCGATCATTGACCAGGCCACCTTTGACCGGGTACAGGAGCTGCGGCGGGCCGGTAAAGAGAAGTATGAGGCCAACATCGGGAAATACGACCATTTAGGTTCAGAGGAAAACATTTTCCGTGGGCTGATATTTTGTGCGGACTGCGGCTGTACGATGGTGCGCTATAAGTCGGTCACCTGTGAGGGAAAGAAACTGTCGTACCGCTACATCTGTTACAACTACGCCAACCTGGTGGAGAGAAGCGGATGCTCCTATAAGTATCTGCCGGATGAAGACTTGAAAGACACGCTGGGCCGGCTGATCGCCCAGGAGGCGGCGCTGGCGGTAAACGCCGAGGCCCTGCTCAAAAAGAAACAGAGTAAGGCCGTCTCGGCCACAGACTTGGAGCTTTCCCGGGCCAGATCGGAGCAGGAGAGCCTGAGTATGCTCCGGGACCGGCTGATGCGGGATCTCCTGTCCGGCATTCTGAGCAAAGAGGACCATGACCGGATGAAACAGCGGTATACTCAGGAGGCCCAGGCGTTGGAGGAACGCATTGCCCAGCTTCAGAACGAGCAGCGCCGGGAAAAGGAACTGCCGACCGCAAAAAACCCATGGCTGGCCGCGTTCCGAAAGCACACGGGAAAAGTAAAGCTCAGCCGTGACCTGGTACAAGCCCTGGTGGAGCGCGTCACGGTCTACGCCCAGAACCGGATCGAGGTGCAGTTTAAGTACCGGGATGAGCGGGCGGTGCTGCTGGAAAAGTACATCAGGTTATCCGAGCAGGACGGGGACTGTTCCCCTGGGGAAAAAGCGGAGAGCAACAGCGTCGCCAACCAGCGGTGCCTGCTGGACAATTTCATCGCGGCCCACCCCGAGCTGGGCTGCCACAGCCTGGAGTTCATCGACGATGGGCACACAGGGACCAACTTTGACCGGCCCGGCGTACAGTCGCTGCTTGCGGCGGTGAGGCGCGGGGAGATCGACTGTATCATCGTCAAAGACCTGTCCCGGTTTGGCCGGAACAGCACAGAGGCGGGCGAGTACCTGGAGAAGATCTTTCCGCTGCTACAGGTGCGGTTCATCGCCGTCAACGACGGCTATGACAGCATGACCAAACAGTACGGGGCAGCGGGCGATCTGGATGTTGGCATCCGCAACATCATGAACGAGATGTACAGCCGGAAGGTGTCCCAGGATGTGCGGACCGCGAAGCGGCAATGCGCCGCCCGTGGGGAGTGCATCGCCGCATATCCCTTTTACGGATATGTAAAGGGGACGGAAAACCGGCGTCGGCTTGAGGTCGATCCACCCGCCGCCGATACCGTTCGGATGATTTATGACCTGTGGCTGGCGGGAAATTCCATTCAGAAAATCGCCGATACACTGAATGAGCGTCAGATCCCCTCGCCCTCCGCGCGCAAGCGGCAGCTGGGGGCAAAGCGGACAAATTGGAGTAGGCTCCGGGAGAATATCCCGTGGAACATACATACGGTGCGCGTCATGTTACGAAATGAGCGGTACACCGGGAAACTGATCAGCCTGCGCGTGACCCGGAAAGAGATAGGGAAAACGGAGGTATGCCCGGTCCCCAAAGAGGACTGGATCGTGGTGGAGGATGCCTTTGAGCCGATCATCAGCAATGATGTTTTTCAAAAGGCGCAGGCTATGTTTCGTTCCGAGGGGACACCGCGGCGCCTGGCGCAGCATATCCGGCCCGTCTTTTACCGCAAGATACTTTGCGGCGTGTGCGGGCTGGGGCCGTACCGCCAGAAAGCGCCCCGGATCTATTACAGGTGCAAGGAAAAACATGGGTCTTGCGGTTCCGTCCGCATCTATGAGGACGATCTGAAAGCATATGTCCTGACAGAGCTGCAAAATCGGACAGCCGGGCTTTCCGCAGAAGCAGGCCAAAAAAATATCGCCGAAGAAGTTACCGGCGACGTGGAAAGCCAAATCAATGCTTTGGAACAGAAACTGGAGAAACACTGGTCCGCAAAGAAGGATGCCTTTGTGAAATGGAACGGCGGGCTGATCTCCAAAGCAGCATATGAGGGCATTTATGCGGAACACCATCAGGAGATCCAACGGCTGAATATGGAAGTTGGAACGGCTGAAGGGTATTTTAACCGAGGGCAAGCAGACGGAAAACATATATTCCGATCAACTGGCTGAGGCCGCCGGTTCGGATGAACTGAGCAGGGAAATGGTGGATGCTTTGATCCAAGCTGTCCGCGTATTTGACGATGGACGGATCAGTATTGAGTGGAAATCGCTGTAAATCGGCACATTGACCATATTCTGCTGCAAGATTTTGTCGGTTTTTTTGTTTGACCAGGCTTGACACTTTCAGACGATGGGATCACAGGCACGACCATGAAGCGGCCCGGATTGCAGAAAATGCTTTTAGCTATCGAGAGCGGGTACATTTCAGCGGTGTTTGTGAAAGACCTTTCCCGGTTGGGCCGGAACTACATCGAGGTGGGCCGCCTGACGGAAGAATTTTTCCCGGCCCATGACGTGCGGCTGATCGCCGTTTCCGATGGAGTGGACAGCGACGAGGGTGAGAACGAGTTTACCCCCTTCAAAAATATCATGAAAGAGAATTTTCCATAAAGAACGATGCTTTCACAGTTCCACAAATCCGACAAAATTATAGTAGATTTTAATATCTCTCTCATCGTGCCCGTTGACCATCCTGCGCTCCCCGACCTCGATGCGCTTCACCAGCCGGAGAAGGGTGGGGCGGTCCAGTTCCTCAAGTTGTGAGTAGTCGCGGATAAGAGCCAGCCAATCGTCTGTGGCTTTCTCGTCCTCCCGGCAGGCGTCCAACTGCGCCGCCAGCTTTGCCCGCTGTGCCAACTTATCCGTGCGCTCGTCCTCATACCGATTCATCAACTGGACGCATACTGCCTCCGGGATAGCGCCCTTCACCTTGTCCTCATAGGTGGACACCACCAGTTTCTCAAGCTCGGCAAGTCGTTTATCCAACGCCGCCATCGTCACCTGGAGAGTTTTCGCCTGCTCCATATTGGCGGCGTTTTTCCTCGCCAGGATTTTTTCCTTGAGGTCGGCGGGATCGTTCTGCGCCAGTGCCGCCTTGAAACGAATGTCAATCAGCAACAGTTCAACCAGCACACGTTGATTCATAATATGTGCTGTGCAAATGCTTTTGCCGCCGCTGACATACCGGCCGCAGGCATAACTCTGATAGCTGGACGGTGATCCATCCTTCTTCCTGCGCCCATCGCGGTAGTGGCGCATTGCTGTGCCGCAGTCAGCGCAAAAAAGGACGCCCGTAAACAAAGCCGTTTCCCCAGCCTTATCGCTCCGAAATCTCACATTTCGGGCATCCAACTCCCTGACCATATCCCAGGTATCCTGCGAGGTCAGCGGCTCATGGGTGTTCTCCACCCTGATCCACTCGCTTTCAGGCTTGGTAATTTGCTTATGTACCTTGTAGGACAAATTGCCCGTTTTGTTCTGAACCATGTGTCCAAGATAGACCTCATTGCGAAGGATGGACTTCACTGTGGGCGGCGCCCAAAAATCACCGTCTGGCCGGATGTTCGGTTTACCCTGTTTCATGTAGTAGAAACTGCTGGGCGTTGGTATATGCTCGGTGTTCAGTGTGGTGGCGATCTTCCGATAGCTGTACCCCTGGCAGCGCAGGTCAAAGATGCGCATCACCACCGGGGCCGTCACCGGGTCGATCACCAGGAAGTGTTTGTCCTCCGGACTCTTCACATACCCGATGGGTGCGTAGCAGCCGACATACTTCCCGGCCTTGAAGGTGGACTGTTTTACGGCGCGGATCTTATTGCTGGTGTCCCGGGCGTATAGGTCGTTCATCACATTTTTTAGGATTACCAGCATCTCGTTGTTCTTGTGGATCGTGTCCACGCCATCGTTGAGGGCGATGAAGCGGACGCCCATCGAGGGGAACACGACGTCCGTATATTTTCCGGCCTCGATGTAGTCCCGCCCCAGGCGGGAGAGATCCTTGCACAGCACCAGGTTGATCTTCCCTGCGGTGGCATCGGCAATCAACTGATTGAACCCGGGACGGTCGAAGGTCGTACCAGAAACGCCGTCATCTGAAAGTGTCAAGCCTGGTCAAACAAAAAACTCGACAAATTTTCGACTGTGAATCTGGGCAACATTACAAAACAACTACTGAGAAATCCTGGTGTGCCCGCTCATTGGAGCAGCGGACACACCGCTTACAGAAAATTTCTGGCCAAGGCTAAAAACAAAAAGGCATTCTAACGTAAACTTTTGAGCTATACTTTCCATTCCAC